GCGGGTGATACATTAAAACCAGAATTTATATCTAGCCCAGCTCCAGGCGGCTCAACACTTAGCCCAATACCAATAAGACAAAAACAAGTTGCTAGCACATTTGGGAATGGTACTGCAACTGTCAATTTTTATACGGGTGTAACTACATTAACGTCAAACAGTTTTTTACAAACATTACGGGGAGAACTTGGGCAATGGGATTTCCTAAAAGGCTTGATGACTATGTTTAACTTAGTAGCTATGCCAGACAAGTCAAACCCTAACAATGTAATTATAGAACCTTACCAAGATATATTTATTTCTAATAGTGACAGCCAAGAACATGACTGGACTGACAAAGTAGATACAACAGAAATAAAATTAAAACCCCTAACAGAACTAAACGCTAAAACAATATTTAAGTATGTAGAGGATGAAGACGACTATACGTTTGCACAATATAAAAAATCAGCACAGGGCTCTTTATATGGTAGTAAAACTATTGATGCCACAACAGCTGGTAATGGTTTACCTACTTTATTAAGCGGAACAAAAGAAATAATTGCTGAACCTTTTGCGGCAACAGTAGTAAAACCAATAGACCCAGCATACCTTGACATAGTTACACCAGCAATATATTCATTTAACCCAGAAGAAGGCACATCACAAGGTTTTGATAATTCGCCCCGTATATGTTATAACAACGGGGTTGTAAATTTACCAAGTGGCGTTACTTATTATGTGCCGCCTGAAAATGGGGGTACTAGCGAAAACCTTACACAATATTTACAATTTAGCCATATGACAGAACTACCAGGAACTAGCTCGGCAGCTGACTTTAATTTTGGCGAATCCTCTTTGTTTTTAGGAGCAGGTATTGCCCCGCCATCTAATTTATTTAATAATTTTTGGGCTCCTTACTTTTATGAACTATATGATGCTGACACAAGGGTAATGACAATAAAAGTAAACCTAACGGCTGGCGACATAAACAGTTTTCAGTGGTACGATACTGTATTTATTAAAAATAGAACATTTAGAGTTAACAGTATAGATTATAAACCTAATGAACTGGCAACAGTAGAACTAATACTTATACCATAATGAGCAGAACATTTCCAACCATACCATCAATAAAAGGTTACCCAATAAAACCATCATCAACAACATCTTATGGTATTGTCCAATTTACAGACGGTACTAATAATAACATTACACCAAACCAACAACAATGCGAGGCTTACGGCTATACTTTTGATAAGGTACTTGGCGTGTGCAGGGCTTTTACCCCGCAACCACTTATAGAATCTACGGGAGCCAATATGACTAATGATACACGTGGACCCAAAAATACTGTACGTCACGGTGTTAGTAATACTTATATTATGGGTCAAGAAAATACAGCCCATGCGTATTCAAGAAATAACATTATTGTAGGCTCAGAAAATGAGGCTAATAATAATATCTACAACTCAGCAACTTTTGGTATGAATGGTAGGTCTAGGTGTGATGGTGAACTTGCCGTAGGTGGTGGTGCTAACACTTGTGTTAACGGTGACTTAACTACATTTTCTGATAGGCAGGTTTCAATAGTAAATTTAACAGGTTGTACTGAAGACAATACAACTACTAGCTTAACGGCTAACGGGTTAGGTGGGTTTATACCAGTAAAAAATAATTCAATAGTAGGCTGGGAAATATATATAACAAGACTAGAAGTTGGTGGAAGTTCGGGTACTGCGGGTAACTTTTCTTATAGGAACCAAAAAGGTGTTGTAAGAATTGACAATAGTTATAGTATGACATTTACAATAGGGTTTGATAGGAATATTGGCAAGTTAGGAGTAAATGGTACTTATGCAATGGCAGACACATCAACAACAGATGTAAAGTCAATATCAATACAAGTAAGTGATAGGAATAATGTGCACAACATATGGAGTGCAACAGTATACTTACATGAAATAATATCAACAAGCGTAACATTTTAAAATATAAAAAATGGCAGACAAACAAGTAATAGTAAAAGCAAAAATAGAAACGGAAGGAATAGGCACTTTGTCTAAAGAACTAGACGGTGTAACACAAAGCACTGATGGGCTTACTGTTGCGGCTAAGGGTGCAGACACAGCATTTGTTGGAACAAGTGACGCTGTAAGGAGTGTAGGTTATGCGTTAAAGGCTGCGGGTATCGGTTTAATTATGGCGGCTATTGCACTAGCGGTTCAAGGTGTTATGGGTGCTGTGGGTATGTTAACAGATGCTTTTATGAGAAACAAAGAAGTTTCTGATACATACGAAAAAACACTTGGCGCTATAAATGACACCCTCACTGAGGTGCTGGACACTTATGTAGCCCTTGTGCTAGAATTTTACTCAGGTTCTGAAAGGTTCCCAGCGTTAGGCAAGCACATGGAAAACACGTTTACACTTATTGGTGAAAGTGCAGAATTATTAGCACAAACAATTGATACGGTTACTGCGGGGTTTAAACTGTTAGGTGAGGTTTTTGACCAAATAACAAATTTAGATTTTAACTTTGATAAAATAAGAGATAAGGCTGCAACTTTTGGTAAAGAAGTAATAGGTCAGTACAAAGCCATTGGAGACGTTGGTAGTGCTGCTATTGATGCGGCTGAAAATTACCCAGCGGCTTTAGGTGAGTTGGCTGGTGCATATGCTGAGTTCGGTAACGAGATATTAGAAATTGATATGAAGCAAAGAATATCATCACAGAAAACAAAAGCAGAACTAGAACTAGAAAGGCAGGCAGAAGAAAAGCTAGCAGCTGCAAGGTTAAAAGCTAGGGAAAAAAGGATAGCTGATAATAAAGCAATGTTTGACTTTTTTAAAGAATTAAGAAAAGACAATGCACAAGCTGAAATGACAGATAATAAAAAGCTATTAGATGACCTTAGAAGAAAACACTTGGCAGAAGCAAAGATGCTTAAAGAAGCGGATATACATAAAAACAAAAGGGCTCAAGTACAAAAAGAATTAGAGGATAGACAAGAACGAGAACTAGCTGAATTAAAAGAAACCCTTAGAACACAAAGGACAGAAAAAGAACAAAGCGAGGCTGACGCATTATTAGCTATACAAAATGAAACAACTTTACTATTAATAGAAGACTTACAAGAAAGGGCTTTAAAAGAGTTAGAGATACAAAAAGAAAAAGAGCTAAAAAGTATTGAGGGTATGAATAACTTTAAAGAAATGGAAGCGGCAATCGAAGCTAAATACGCTGCTAAGTCTTTAGAACTTAAAAAGAAGCAGTCAAAAGACGAGGGTAAAATTGACAAAATGACTAATGATGAAAAGCTAAACTTAGCAATGGACACGGCTGGTAGTCTGGCAAAAGTAATGGGTGAAGAAAGTGCAGCAGGTAGAGCCTTTGCAGTTACACAAGCTACAATAGATACATTTAGGGGTGCTCAGGCGGCATTTACTTCTATGTCAAGCATACCAGTAGTTGGACCCGCTTTAGGAGCCGTGGCAGCCGCAGCTGCTATTGCTGGTGGTATTGCTAATGTTAAAGCAATTATGTCGGCTAATGACAGTGGTAATGTTTCAGGCGGTGGTGGTGCAAGCATGTCAGCTGATGCGTCAAGACCAACACCACAAATGATGGGCGGTGCGTTTGAACTTGGTGATATAGAAGAACCAGAACCAGTCAAAGCGTTCGTTGTTACAGATGAAATGACTAACAGTCAAGACCAATTAGCGAACATAAGACGTAAAGCAACAATTTAAAAATCAAATAAAGTTTAATTTAATCTATTATATATTATGCCTTGTATGGAATGTGAAAACGGAAAAGTAAAGTTTGGTAAAACAGGAGCTTGTGAGTATGACACAATAGCTGAATGTGAGGAAGCCAACAAAGACTATTACGAAGAACTAAAAAATACTCGTATTGTAGAGTTAGTAATAGAAGACGATAATCAAGAACTTGCAATAGATGCTATCAGTCTAGTTACTGCACCAGCTATTGAGCAAGACTTTGTGTATTTTGGTAAGGAAAAAAACAACTTGACTTTTGCTAAAGTAGACGAAGAAAAAAGAATGCTGGTCAGTCCAGCGTTAATACCTAACAAGCAAATATTTAGGTATGACCCACAAACTGACTCTGACTACTATGTATATTTTAGTCCAGATACAGTTAGAAAGGCAAGCGAATTATATTTAAAACACAACAATCATCATAAAGCTACATACCAACATCAAGATAGGGTGTCAGGTGTGTTAACAGTAGAAAGCTGGATAAAAGAAGGCGACATGGATAAATCAAAACTCTATGGCTTTAACCTTCCAAACGGAACATGGTTCGTTAAGATGAGAATCGAAAACGATGACTTATGGTCTAGAATTAAAGACGGCGAGTTGAAGGGTTTAAGCATAGAAGGATACTTTACAGATAAATTCGAAGCTATGCAAAACGGTAAGCCAACTGACAAGGATATACTTACAGCACTAAATGAAATTATCAAAAATCAAACAAAATCAAAATAAATCTATTTAATTAAAAAAAGAACCTATGGACATTAAAGAACAAATTTTGGTAGCGTTAGGGTTAAATAAGCCTGTAACGTTAGCATGGCAAGCAAAGAGCGAGGATGGAACTATCTTTGTATCTACTGCCGAATCATTAGAAGCTGGTGTTGATGTTTCTGTACTAACAGAAGACGGCACCACAATTTTATTACCAATCGGAACATACACGACTGATACTGGTGTAACATTCAGAGTTGAAACTGAAGGTGTAGTTGCAGAGGTTATGGAATCTGAAACTGAAGCAGTAGTTGAGGAGGAAATAATGGGCGAAGACACTGGTGAAGATGATGATGAAGCTAAGGTTGACGACTGGGAAGGTATGGAAAAAAGAATCAAAAACTTAGAGGATGCTATTGCTGACTTAAAATCTAGAGTTGGTGAAAGTTCAGTTGAAATGGCTGACGAAGAGGCTACTGACGAAGTAGTTACTGAAGTAGTTGAAAAAGTAGAAGAAGCAGTTGAAGAAATTGCAGCAGCTATTGATGACGCTACACCAGCTGAGGTAACACCTGAATTAGCAGCAAAGGCGGCTGAGGTTGCAATAGAAATTATGCAAGACAAAGCCGAAGATGTAGCTGAAGAAGCAGAAGGTGATACTGAAATGAGAAAAAAAGATGAAGAGTATAGTAAATTTTCTAAAATGGAAAAAGAATTAAAAGAGCTAAAGGAAAAATTAAGTAACACTCCTGGCGATAAACCAGTTAATACTAATAAATTTAGTTCTAATAGAAGATTTGCTACATTAAGCAAAAAAGAATACAAAAGATTATCCAGTAAGGATAAATTCTTATACGATTTAAACAGATAAAAATAAATTAATAATAACAATTAAAACAAAAAATTATGGCATTTAATGTGACTTCAAATTATGCAGGGAAGGCAGCTGGATTCTATATCAGTGCAGCTTTAAAACAAGCTACCTCTCTGGATTATTTAACAATGATTGAAAACATCAAGTACAAGAGCAACATCCAACGTATGGAAGGCTCTTCAGTAGTAAGAGATGCTACGTGTGATTTTACTGACCACGGAACATTAGCTCTTACTGAAAAAGTATTAACACCAGAAAATTTCCAAATTAACATTGACCTTTGCAAGGCAAACCTATTATCATCTTGGGAAGCTATGCAAATGAGAGCAGGGGCAGGTGCTCCACCTCCAGCATCTTTTGATGACTATGTTATATCTTACATGGGTGAGATTATTGCACAAGCAACAGAAGAATCAATTTGGAATGGTACTAACGGTACAAACGGACAGTTTGAAGGATTCTGTTCAGCAGCTGGTTTATTATTACCAGCACAAGACGCTACTGTAATTCAGTCAGCTGCTTCTGCGGCTTATACAGCAGCAAACATTATAGCGAACTTGCAAACTTTAACTGCTGACATGGCAGCTAATGTTTCAGCTATATTAAGAAAAGAGGATTTACATATATACATGAATCCTAAGACTTACGCTTTATATATTTCAGCAGTATCGACTTTAGGATATGTAAACGCTTACAACATGAACGGAGACTACGAGCCAGTATTCGAAGGGTATAAAATCGCAGTATGCCCAGGAATGGTAGACAACCAAATGGTTGCAGCTGAAAAATCAAATTTATTCTTTGGAACTGATTTACTTTCAGATGCTACTAGAATTGCTCTATTAGACATGGCTGCTTTAGATGGTTCAGACAATATGAGATGCGTTGCTCGTTATTCAGCAGGTATCCAGTCAGGTGTTGGTGCTGATATTGTTAGACAATCATAATAAAATTAATTAATAGAAGTGGGGGCTTTGCCCTCACTCCTTTAACCTTTAAAACATAAAAAACTATGGCTTGCACGGCATTAACGAAAGGTAGAGGACTTGATTGTCAACGAATAGCAGGAGGGGTAAAAGCAATTTATTTTTCTGTATACTCTGATTTTGGAGATACAGATTGGGCGTATGATGGTTCACACCCACTAGAAATAGACACAATTGACTGGAACTCTAAAAGCATTTACAAATATGTAATGCCTCTAGGTGTTGCATCAGTATCTGACGCAATTACAGGGTCAACGGAGAACGGAACTATATTTTACACTCCTACTGTAAATATCATGCTAAACAGATTGACAAAAGAGGACCAAAACCAAATAAAATTATTAGGACAAACAAAAGTAAGAATGCTTGTAGAACTTAATCAAGAATATTCAAACGGACACCCAGCTATACTCGCTGTTGGTTTCCATAACGGATGTGACTTGAATGCAGGTTCTATGGATACTGGAGCTGCTTTCGGGGACAGAAATGGATACACGCTTACCTTCTCGGGGCTAGAGCCTGTACCAATGGCATTTTTAGAAGACTATACAACATCTATATTTGATAACAGTGGATTCACAAACAAAGGAACACCGTTTGTAGTATCAACGTAATTTAATTAGTAGTTTTCATATATTTTTCAGGAATAGAGTGGCTTTTATGTCACTCTTTTCCTTTTATAGCCAAATAAAAATGACTTTTTTCTATTATATAGTATATGATACAAGCAACTACCGAAACGGATTTTACTTTTTACATACAAACTGAGGATAACCGTATTGACAAATCTGCCGCAACAAGTAAAATAAGACACTTGTTAAAGTTTACTAATGATATGGATAAGTCAGTTCATTATGTTTATGCTACGGCTGAAGTAATAACAGCTAGGCATACTAAGTTTGAGATAGATTATGATGCAACTCCTGATATGTATGCAGGTTCTATTAATTTAAAACCAGCAGGATATTGGAAGTATGAGGCATTCGAAGTGGTATGGAGCGGAACAGTTACAATAGCTAATGGAAGTGCGCCAGCAACAGAAAATGATGTTTTAGCACCTGCGGCATCCACAAAAGGAGTAGTTAAGGGTTTAGTAACAAAAGGAATAATGTATGTTGCAGAAAAAGATGGAACAGAACAAGTTCAATACAAACAACACGAAGAGACTTCGTCAACAAACTATATATATTACGGACAATAAAAAAATAAAAAATGGCAATAGAAAATGTACAACAGCTTTTAACAGAGCAATTAGGTAAAAATGGTAGCACTGAAATATTTACAACGGCTGCACAAACTAGTAAAGACTGGTATTGTGTTTATTTTCCAGTACAAAGCGTGGTTTCTGCTATCACAGTAGCTGACGCAACTGGAGAAAGTGCTTTACAAACTACACTACCAGCTGGAACAACTCTATTTATGAACGTTACTGCAATTACTTTGACTAGCGGAATTGGAATAGGTTACCACGAAGGACCAACAACATAGAATATGCAAAAACTAGGACTAGGATTAAGTTTACCAAACATGGGTAAAAACCCGTGGGAGCCAGTAGAAGAAAGTTCTTTACTTGCTTGGTATAAGTTTAATAGTGGTATAACACTAAGTGGTACTGACGTGCAAACATGGGCTGATAGTTCTGCTAATAGTCATGATATGACGCAGGCAACTGCAAGCGAACAGCCAGCATATACTGACGGTTATTTAACTTTTGACAGTGCTGATACACACAACTTGCAAACTACTAGCCAAATATCTTTATCGGGTGCCTTTACTATTGGTATAAGGTTTTATCCTGATGCTTTTAACAATGTTATTATAGCAGATAATACAACTTCAAATGAGTTTTTTAAACTTACAGCCTCAGACAGGTTAGCGGTTAAAATAGATGGTTCAACTAAAAACATGGACTTAGACAGTGGTTCGTTTGGTAATGGTTATATAGTATTGACAAGAACGGCTGCGGGTTTAATGACTTTGCATCATAATGGTGTGGCTCAAAGTGCAACACAAACATTAACAGGGACTTCAGACATAGACTGTATAGGTGTAAGAAAAACAGATGTAAATCCGTATGACGGTAGGCTTTGGGAAATACAAATATATACCGACACAAGCGCTAGTCTTACAACATTAGTAAATAATTATTTAGCAACTATTTAAAAAATACTATTATGAAAAAATTATTATGTAAATTTATCAGCAAAATAACGTTCAACACAATTTGCTTCAAATGGTGCAAAACAAAATGTTGTAGTAAATAAATAAAAAAATATGAAAGACAAGATTTTAAGTATAAACCTAGAAACATCAACTGCTCCTATTATAAGAGAGGTTCGTGGAACTGAGTATATCGAGTATGGTACGGAGGACTGGAAAAACCTCTATCCTCAGTTCTTAATAGATTTATACTACAATTCCAGTACACATGCGGCTATCGTAAATGCAACAGCCGAAATGATTGCAGGTGAGGGTTTACATATAGATGATGCTGATACCAACTTAGATACATACGTTAAATTAAAAAAGTTTTTTAGAAACGCTAACAGTAAAGAGACTTTACATCAAGTTATTAAGAAGGTGGCATTTGATTTTAAACTACAAGGTGCTTACGCATTACACGTTATTTGGAACCAAGAACGTACACAGATAGCTGAAATATACCATGTACCTGTTGAAAGGGTACGTGCTGGAATACCAAATGAACTAGGACAAATAGATACTTATTTTATTAGTTCTGATTGGAAAAATACAAGAGAAAATCCACCATCACCAATAGCTGCATTTGACACAAAAGACAGAACAGAGGCAAGTCAGTTATTATATACAGGTTCGTACAGTCCTAATATGGACATCTACTATACACCTGACTACCTTGCTGGTTGTAATTGGGCATTGGTAGACCAGCGAGTGGCGGAATTCCACCTCAACAACATACAAAATGGCTTTAGTGGGAGCTATTTTATTTCTTTTGCTAATGGAATCCCGACACAGGAGGAGAGAATGCAAATAGAAGATAGCTTGTCTCAAAAATTTACGGGTGCTTCCAATAGCGGCAAATTCATACTTACGTTCTCAGACGATAAAACCAGAACACCAGAAATAACACCAATACAACAATCAGATGCAGATAAACAATATTTAGCATTACAAGAATTGCTTGTTACTAATATACTAACAGCACACAGGGTGACATCAAAAACGCTTATGGGTATTGATTCTGCTTCAGGTTTTAGTTCAAATGCAGACGAACTTAATGCGGCTAGTAATTTTTATCATAATACAGTAGTAAGAGGTTTTCAGATTAACATATTAGATACATTACAAAAAATCTTTTCGGTAAATAATATGGATTTGGAGGTTAGCTTTATACAATTAAAACCAATTACAGTTAAATTTACAAATCAAGACTTAGCAGCAGTATTAACTCCTAACGAAATACGTGAAGAACTAGGATACGAACCATTAGACGAAGATGTACATGTTGATGTAGAAGAAAAGCTAAGTAAATTTGGAAAAGTAGGTATGATTGACGGAAAGCCTGTTTTTAGCACAATAGAAGAGGCTGAGGAGCATGCAGAGGAGTTAGGGTGTACAGGGTACCATGAACACTATTATGAGGGCAAAACGGCTTATATGGCTTGTGAGGGGCATTCTCAGGCTACGGAGCTAAAAAAGTTTATTGAAGAGTTTGGAGAGGATAAGCCATCTGGATATGACTTATTTGAAGAGGAGGTCGTGGATGGTGAGCATTTAAATTTTGATTTTGAAGGCGAACTGAATAAAGTAGCTAGTCAGAAATTGGAATTTGCATCTACCCCAAGAGCAAACCCAAACGCAAGGGATAGTCAAGATGGGCTAAATAGAGATGGAACAGCTTACTATAAAGTTCGTTACGTTTATGCAACTGATGTTTTTGTGCCTAATTATTCAGGTACAAGTAGAGATTTTTGTAGAGATATGATACGGGCAGACAAAATATATAGGAAAAAAGATATTGTAGGGACTAATAGCAACAGAGTAAATCCAGGTTTTGGACACAACGGACAGCCTTATAATTTATTTTTATACAAAGGAGGACCAAATTGTAGACATTTTTGGTTGCGTCAAATTTGGCGTTCAAAGGATTTAAAAGATGCTGATTATGTATACTACCCAGATGACCTAGATGATGATGTTTTAGTAAATTATACAAAGGCAAGGTCAGAAGGATTTACAGCAGAACAAAATGACAAACTGGTGGCAATACCTCCAGCAAGAATGAAGAACAACGGATATTACAATTAGAAACTATGGCATACGTATTATTTATTTCAGAAGAGAAGCTCAAGGATTCCACGGCAATAAACCTAAATGTAGACACTAACCTATTATTGCCTTATGTAAGACAGGCTCAGAAACTATATGTTGAGCCTAAGCTAGGAACCAAATTAACAGACAAAATCAAAGACCTTATTGAGGCAGGTACAATAGGTGCTGGGGCAAATGCAGCATATAAAACTTTACTAGACGAATATATTGGTGACATGCTACCGAACTGGGCTTTTTACCACGCTATTCCATTCCTTAGATTTAAAATCGAAAATGGTAATATTTTTTCTAAGACCTCAGAAACAGGCACGGCTATAAGTACACCAGAAGCACAACACCTGAGAGAGGAGGTTAGAAACACAGCAGAATACTATACAGAAAGGATGATTGACTACGTGACTAACAATACAGCCAGCTTTCCTGAATATAGCACAAACACTGGAGCAGATGTCGACCCAGACAGAAATGCATACTATAATGGTATGAACCTAGAAAGACCAGTAAGGCAAGGAACTAAGTTGACATTACGTGATTTTTTAACCCCTGACATATAGATGAAAAAAAGATATAAAACAAAAAAAATAAATATAACTAAGCTAAAATCCTATTTGGATAAAAAGCCTAAAATAAAAAAAGATGACAGACCTAAAGGACACAATTCAGGTAGGAATAGCTAACAGCACGGCAATAGGTTTTAGTATTACGGATTGCAATGAGATTTTAACTCTAGTATCCTTAGTATTAGCTATTGGATTTACTATTTATAAATTTGTAAAATTTGAAAAAACTAATTAAATGGCTCGTAAAGTTGCTACAAATACTTATCGACCTACTAGCAAAAAAAGAAAAGGAGTCCATTCCAAAAACGCCTCAAAAGGACAAAATGGATACAAAAAAACCTATAGAGGTCAAGGGCGTTAACCTATTACTAATTAGAGATACTTTTACAGATACTTCTACCATGGGTGAATTATTTGTAAATGGCGAAAGGATGTGTGATACATTGGAATTGCCCTGGAAAGACAATCAAAAAAGTATATCTTGCATACCAGCTGGCGAATACTCAGTTAGGCTTAGACCAGCCAGACAAAGTGCTACAAGAGACTATTTGCACTTATTAGTACAAGATGTAAAAGACCGCTCATACATATTATTTCACCGAGGTAATACAGCTAAAGATACAAGGGGCTGCATCCTAGTAGGACTGGGAAGCCAACAAGATATTGTTCATAACTCTACTTTGGCCATGGATTTACTTATGAAAGAAATTATACATTTGGGAGGTGAAAATATTAAATTAATAATCAAAAATAAATAATATGAAAGATTTTTTATCAAAGTTCATTATAGGACAGATGTTCAAATCGAAAAAGTTTTGGTACACTGTCAGCTCTATTGTAGTGCCTTTAATCGTTACACACTTAGGTGTTGATGAAGAAACTGCAACAAAAGTATTTTATGCTCTACTTACATTAGTTGTAGGACAAGGAATTGCAGACAGTGCAAAAAAATAATAGATTCAGATTAAAGCCTCACGAGATAACCGCTATTCAAAAGATGCGTCAAAATGAAGTGCGTAACATTTTGGTTATTGGTGATTTACATGAACCCTTTTGTTTAGATGGTTATCTTGAATGGTGCCAAGAGCAATACGAAAACTATAATTGTAACCAAGTTGTATTCATTGGTGACATTTTAGACAACCATGCATTTAGTTATCACGAGCCAGACCCAGACGGCATGTCTGCTGGTTACGAACTAGAGCAAACAATTAAAAAAGTTGCTAAATGGTACGAGGCTTTTCCTTATGCAGATATTTGTATCGGAAACCATGACCGCATGGCTAGTAGAAAGTCAATGACTGGCGGTATTCCGAAAGCATGGATACGAACCTATAACGAAGTATTAGACACACCTAACTGGAATTGGGTTGAAAGCGTTATTTATGATGACGTACTTTTTGAGCATGGTGAGGGTGGGCAAGCCCAAGCCAAAGCAAAGAACAATCTAATGTCTAGCGTATGTGGACATACCCATACAGAAGCATATTGCAAATGGTTTGTTGGTAAAAGATTCAGAGTATTTGGAATGCAGGTGGGCTGCGGTGTGGATGCTGACACTTACGCTGCTGCATACGCTAAAAACTTTAAAAGACAAGCTATTGGATGTGCAGTTGTATTAAATAATGGAACCCTGCCTATTAACCTATTAATGGACTTATAATGAGTCAAAACGATAAATTCACTTTTCGCCTATTTGTACTGTACATGGGAATCATGACAGCTATATTTTTCTTAGGTACCTGCAATTAAATCATATCTCCTTGATAATTAGGATGTTAACACCTTTATTGTTAACAACTTTATTAATAAAAGTATTAACAACTGAAAAAATTGTTATATATTTGTATTGACAAAAGGGATAAAAGGACAATCTTATACCTAAAACAAGGTCAATGATAAGTAGTGACACTCCCTTTTTTAATTGAGTATTAACAAATATATAAAAAAAATGGAAAACACATTCAAAATGAAAGAGGCTTTAAATAAAAAAGAAGCTATCGTTTCGATTCTTGATGTAATGCAAGAAAACCCAATATGGCTAAATAAGTGTACAAATACCTTATTTATAATATTAAAAGCGTTAAGCACAAAAAGTCAAAAATTTTTATTACAAAAATCTATTGATGAACAAGTAATTGATTTGTTTGTTGACTTAAAAAAGGAATATTATAACTATAAAGACAATACGGTATGGAACTAATGTGTCAGACTTTTTATTTTTACCCGAATCAAACTTATGTTTCTCGAGGTAAATGGAACCAAGAATTTCACAGGTATGAATGTGATATTGAACCTTACAGTACAGCTATAAGAATACTCGGAACAGAAAAACAAATTGACGAAACCCTTGAAGAGTATTGTAAAAAATCAGGTCTTAATCTTGACGAGTGTTATGACTTTGAAGACGAAGACAGAATTAATGAATATAAAAAGCACTACAAAAATAAAGGTTTAATCATAAATTTGAAATAATGGAAGACAAATTAAATCACAAAGCTATGCACAGTATCAATACTTTTCAATGTTGTGACGGTGAACTATACCTAAGAGGTTTAGACGAATACGGACAAGATTTTCAA